GGCACGGTCATCAATTTCTTCTGCCAAGTTAGCGTAGAAATCATCTGTTTTTTCAGTGTCTGGCGTTAAAGTAATCTCTAATCCATCCATTCCAATGGTTACTTCCTCTGGATTTACCACCTCTATCTCTAACGGTTGTTCTTTTTCCGCCAAAGCATCAATCCCTTCAGGGGCTTGGTAGAGAGCTTTATCAATTGCCATATCATTTCCTATTAGTAGTACCCAGCATTACGCTTGGATTTAAAATACTGCGGTTCATCTGGTTCGTCGCTAGGCAATCGAATGAAACCACCTTGCCTAAATCGGATTAAGGCTTGAGTAGAGGAGTCTACCAAGTCATCGTGGTCCGAATTAGGGAATGAAGCCATCTCTTCAATTACTTCTTCCGCCCATCTTTTTTCTGGCGCCCATACCTTGCCGGACGCAAATAAATCTGTTACAGAGTTTAATCTGGCGATTTTATCATTTCCACGTGTTGGGGTAAACTCGGATACAGGAATACCCATGCGGCGTAATTCGCCGATTAAAGGCAGTCCAGACGCCTTACCTTCCACGATAAACGCATCGGGCGCGAATTCCTTGTACATATCAAAGGCTTTTTCTTTAAGCTCTGGAAACTCTAGTCGTGCCTTATAAGCATCCAAGAGGATAATATTGGGGTCATTCTCATTCTCGTCTTTATAGAAAACACCCCAAGTTGTGCAGGCTGAGTAGTCTGAACGCTCGTTCTTAGTAAACGCCGTATCCCAAGACTGGATAACAAACTGACACATTGGTGGGTAATCATTCTCCCAGATGCGCCACCACTCTCTTTTGACTAATGCACCCTCTTCTGAGGTCGGTTGTTGTTGATACTGCGCCTGCCACTTGGAGATTGGGAGTTCTTCCTTGAGAACCTCTAACTCTTTGATATCCCAAAACTCGGGCCAAAGGGCGCGACCAGATGGCAGGATAGCTGGGAAGTCTATGGTTTCCCATACATCCCCGTCCTTTTCAATTGAAGACTTAATAATCCTGCCCGTCAAGTCTTTTTTAGCCCAACGGGTATTATGGGAAACAATACCATTAGCTATAAAGTTTTCAGTGCGGTCTATTTCAACATCAAATACCTCTTTTTGTCCTGAAGAAGTAATACTAACTATTGGGTCTACTGTGAAGTCTGAGATACGATGCAGCTCGTTCAAGTATGCTTGGTGTCTTTCCGTATCCAACTGCAAGGTTGCAGTCATTGCAGAGTAATCCTCTGACTTTTCCTGTCTCATGGCAGTGGTCGATACACAATTTACCATTCCAATGGGCGCGAGTATTTTTTGTTGTTGGTGGTTTACCGCATATATCACATTGGTTATTACGCTCCTTAACCATTGCTTCATACTGCTCAATGGTAATACCATAACGGTGTTTGATGCGGTGTTTACGGGCTTTTTCTGATGATTTTTTGGGAGTATATTGTTTGCCGTAGTGTGTAGCGCATAAACCACGGCTTGATACAGGCTTACAACAACCTTCAATGCTGCACGAACTATCTTTCCATTTTCCATGATATCCCAATGGTTTTCGTGGTGCGTTGGGGTTTTTTCGGTGATAGCTGTCGCTTGCTTGGCATGGTCCACATTTTCCAGCTTTTGTTTTTGCTCTTGAAGGTCTGTTACATCCTTCAGTGATACAAGTAAATCCCCCGCTTGTAGATGTTTTAGTCTTGTCCATTCTAATACTCCTTCATTCATTACAAGAAACGGATGTCTCTCATTTGCTTGAAGTATTTTACCAGATTGTGTTTGTACTGTATATATGGAATCAAAACCATTTGACTTCCAGTTGTTTACTTTGCTAGTGGATAGTTTTCCATTATCAAAAGTTGCAACTACATCTCCCGGTTTTATGTCTTTTAGCTTAATGTTTGTTCCATCAGCCATTAATACGTTTGTATCGCCAACCATACACATCACGACGATAATCGAGCCTCCCGGCTGGAGTCGCTGACGTGGACCTGATGAGTACCACTCATAGACCTTATCATAGACTTCTGGGTTGGTAGAGGCTATGGCTGCTTCTTGCTCTGAATGCGGGTCGTCAATAATGAGCAAATCCGCGCCCTTACCTGTAACGGTACCGCCAACACCAATAGCAAAATACTCGCCGTTAGCATTAGTGGACCAACGACCAGCAGCTTTACTATCTGACCGAAGAGTGACATCTGGGAATATCTTGGCATATTGCTCACTTCCTACTAGGTTACGTACCTTTCGTCCAAAGCCAACGGCTAGTTCAGCCGTGTTAGAACACTGAATAATCTTTTTGCTTGGGTACCTGCCAAGAAACCAAGCAGGAAGCATATAACTAGCAAACTCAGACTTCGTATGACGAGGTGGCATATTAATAATAAGTCGCTTAATTTTTCCACTTGCTATCTCCTCAAATTTCTTTGCCATCACCTTATGGTGGGCGCCATTAATGAATCCGGGCCACATTTCTCTTACAAACGCCATAAAGTCGGTCTGGGCTTTTTCACGCTTTTTTGAGTTTAGGTACACTTCCGCAGCCTCCATAAAGGCAGCCTGCTGCGCTGGGTCTAGTTTTTTAACTAACTCCGTCAGATTCATTTAGGGCGCTTCATCTTAATATAGGATGGGCGTACAGACCTTGCCGTATTGGGTAGGCGCTTACAGTGTCCCAATTCACACAAACGGACAATAATCCGATGGATATTGCCTTTAGACTTATCCCCCGTAATATCCATGATATTTTGAATCGAGGGCGCAAACCCATAACGGTTCCACCAAGAGTCAATAATCGTATAGATATATTGTTGTTTTTCTGTCATAAAAGTATAGATAGGGCGATATAGATTACTACCATTCCAATGATGGAATATACAACATCCCTCATAGATGGGATTCCCAATGACGGTCAGACGCCCCTTTTTCTCCAAGCACCCAATGTTGCGCGGGCGTTGAGATGTTGATGGCATCATAGATTTGAGACGCCACCGATAGAACATACTTAATATCTCCTACAGAGAGTTGTCCCATAAGCTGTAGTATCTTGACTACGGCAACATCATTATCTAGGGGTTGGGGCTTTACTATAGTCTCTATCATTTTTTCATCCTCTCTATGAGTGCTTCCGTTAATATCTCTGCAGACGCCTGTCGTCCTTTTTCCACCAAAATCATATTTTTCCTGCGCTCCTCTAGGAAAGCTAATAGGGCGTCAAACTCCTCCATCTTGAGCATTAGATACTCTATGTGAAAGTCTATTGCCTCCAGACTATCTATTTTTTGCATACCCCCCACCCTATGTTGTAAAAAAACAACGACGGGGGGTGTTTCTATTTAGACTCATCATTATCGTCCTTGGAAATTGAAGAGGGGGTACCCTTACTTTTGGATGGTGATTGAGTGTCGGGAATAGTATGTAGTATAGACTCAGGAGTCCCATCTGCTAAAAGGGGTGTGTGGGGGTCGCTGATATCGCCTCCTGCATTCTCTAAGCCCCCCTCAATCTCTCTCATCAGGGCGTCGATATCGCTATCTGATTGGTCAATGGTGCGAGCGTTATCGTTTAGGGCTTGTTTAAGCATGGATAAGAGCTCATCTTTAGCTTTGTCACTATCTTTAACTACCTTGGTCTCGCTCCGGTGAATAAATGAATCCACTCCCGCAACCGTTCCCAGTGCTTTAAGAGCGTTTACCCTCACAGAAGGGTTAGACTCTTCCGCTAAAGCCTCCACAGTGAGCCTGTGAGCGACTAGAGACCTTATTTGTCCTGCTGTATACGACTTTTCCCACTCAATAGCCTGCTTTATTGCCTCAGTCATTCCCGCTATATCCCCACGCTTTGCCATCTCATGACCCCGTTTAGCTACCGTTGATGTTTTACCCTTGCTGTTATACGCTTTTCTATATGCGCCCGCTTTAGTATCTCCCCTTGCTAAATGCTCACAGAATGCAAACTGTTTAGATGTCATAGCGTTTTTATCAACATTTAATATTTGATGGATGGGCATCTGTTCGAGTGCTTCGCTTATCTGAGCTTTAGTTAGTTTAGGCAGTCTCATATCGGAACATGACGGGAAAATAATCGGAACATGAGAGAGACTATACCATAAGCACTGTATAAATGCACAGTATTGTTTATCTATACAGTATCTCTCTATATGAGAGCAGTTATTAAACCATCCCAAGAGGGTTAAACTTGCGCCCTTTTAATTTTGGAATGAATTAAAACTTTCTCACATTGTGAAAAACTATTTGTCATTTTCTTGACCTAGGTCAATAATTTAATAGTAAAACGGCTTTAATCTACTTGTGCAGTAAGCAGTCAAACACACTTAACAGAGGACTAGACAAAATGAAAACTGAATACCAATTAGAGGCACTAAGCAGGGCAAGGGGCAACACTAGCGCCCTTAACTATGACACGATATATAGAGGGATGATAGCAAAGGGAATACC